AAATTATCAAGTTTGTCGGAGTCGGCGGCTTTTGCTGAAGTTCCTAACTTGCCTGCCAAATCAGAAACGAGATTTGTTACCTGAGACTGGGCAATCGCTATATCTGTGTTCGACGCAGAAGTCAACCGACCATCAGCATCAACCGTAAACGTGCCAACGGAATTAGCGTCACCGTAAGTGCTTGCTGTTACACCCGTAGACGCGATCTCGCTTGAACCTACTGCACCAGCAGCGATCTCACTTGCACCCACTGCATTAGCAGCAATTTTGTCGGCGGTAATCGCATTATCAGCAATATGTGCCTCGTCGATAGAACCATCGACATAGTGCTCGGAATCGATGGAATCGTTAGCAATTTTAGTGCCGTCAACAATGTCGGCGGCCAGATGGACTCGATCAATAGAACCGTCAACGTAGTGCTCAGAATCAACCGAATCATTAGCGATCTTCGCATTGGTTACGGCATCAGCAGCGAGTTCTGCGGTGTCAACTGCGGCAGCCGCAATCTTCGCTGTAGTCACCGCATCGTTAGCGATACCGGCAGTCGCAACTTGGCCCCACGCCAAACCAGACGCAGCACTCGAATCAGCCTGTAACACATAATTGTTGGTGCCGACCGCCAACCGGCTAAACGTAGACGTACCATGCGAAATGATGTCGCCCTTCGCCTCGTACATTGAGGTCAGTTCATTAGCTTCGTCTGCGTCAACAGCGGTAAACACCGGATACACCGTTGCACCAGAATCATGCGACACGGCTGAAGTCCCATCCTGTCCACGTTTAGCGTCAGAAGCGATATTAATAGTCGTGTCACTTGACCCTGTGCGGGTTACCAACACTTTTTCTTCAGACGCAGTGCCGGGAGAAAACACAACGTGGTACGGGTCAGTGCCATACGGCCAGCCTGTAGCCGCACTAACAGTAAACGTCGTTGTGCCGGATGCAGCGATCGATGAAGTAGTCGTCGTTTCGACCGCACCACCTGTATATGCTCTGCGTGTTTTAGCCATTGTTACTCCACAAGGGAGCGCAACGTCACCGTCGCAGTCCCATCAAATATAAAATCGTCATTTGGTTGGTCTACAGGTGTCCATTCTACACTCTCGACAATACATCTGTAGACCTCGTTGCCTTCTTGGTAGTTAATGATGCGAGGATCGTGAATCAAATTCCGCAGTTTCTCTAACTCAAAATTGACATCGACATGGTATTCACGATTAAAACGGTTAATCCGTTGATGCAACATGACAGGCACTTGGAACAGTTCTGAACGTGAAGGCGACGGCACAGCTCGTGCCTGCCAACGCCCTAACACTGGTCCTTCTGTGCTGGTTCCGCTGTCACGTTTGAGCGTGACTTTAAATTTTGCTTCACGGAACTGTGTGTCTGCGCCAGTCAAGGTACGGGAAATAGATGCTTGTGTGATGGCCGAACCGAGCGAACTGTAATTACCGCCGTCGTATGCAAAATCAACCTCAATCTCGCCGTTCAACGTTTCGTATTCAAGATCAAAGAACGCCAAGAATTTGGGGTCAGGGATGCCCCATCGCCATGTGCCTGTCTCGCAGAATCCTTCTGACACAAGGTTTGCTGTGTCTTGCACGACAACACCGACACCTGACACCGTGAACACCTGCTTAAGAGCGACGGTGGTGACGCTCTGTACGTCACCCTGGCCGGTGTGCATTAGGTCGGGTGCTGATGCAGGCACGTTGATGTCAACAAAGCGTGAGAGGTCTACCCGACCGATACCTGTTTTTGCTGTGGTGTAGTTTGTGAACCCAATCCAAACGTATTCTTGGTGTCCGTCAGCCGACAATACGGCGTTGGGTGTGGTGATGGTTTGTCCGATAACAAGGCTTGCGTCTGCGTCTGGTGTTGCGTACCGGAATCCTTCGTTGGTGCCGATAAGGATGAAGCCGAGGTACGACGACAGCGACTTGATTTGTTCACCGATAGGTAGTTCAGCAGCTACGACGGGGGTGTCGAGAGTGCCGTCAGCTTTCAACGTTACTTTGTAGACCATCGATTTTTGGCCGGACGAACCAGCACAGTAGATAGCGTTTTGGCCGGAAGCGAACCCTGTCCAACGGAAGTTGCCGTCAGGGTGCGTGAAACTAGCGGTCGGGCCATTTGAAGGTGGGCTGTTGCCACCCGGATCAAACCATAAATCGCTTGAAGCATGTGCTCCAACACACAAACGACCCTTTGCATAACCAATCGCGCCAAACTCGACACCGTAAGAAATGTTAGTAACGGCTTTGGTGCCACCGTCAATCTTCCTTACACCAGTACCAGACGCAGTACCAGAAACCGTGACGTATGCGTCTGCGCCTTCCGACACCAAAGCACGCACGGTCCCACCTACCGCAACACTTGTCCACGTTGGGGAACCAGCAAACGCATCAGTCGTGTACTTGACGTTCGTGCCGTCACTACAGAACAACTCGTCACCGACAACAGCCAAATACAAGTTCGTACCGGTCGTGGACAACGATACCTTTGTGTCATCGAGCAACGTCAGCTCGCCCTCAGTCCACACATCAACACCCAACGAATCGTTGAAACGTTGCACGTTGCTGTCCGGCAAATCTCCGTACTTTTGGTTGAAACCGAAATGCCAAGATGTCTGACCACGCCTCCACAAACCTTGCGGGTTAATCGAGTTTTCGCCAGGGATGTCTGATTGGTCAACCGAATCACGCAACCGTGCCTCAAACGTGCGGGCATACCGCCCAGAAGCAGTGTCAAGCATGTACGCACGGCCATCAATCGACACCGGGAAAATGTGAGGCACCAGCTCTGACGCACCAGAAATACCAGTAAAGAACGACGGTCCACCCCGGAACGCTGTGGTGTAGGTAATCAGCGACATCGCCGCCTACTTTCGGATACGCAACGGATATTGGCGATTCAAGCGTGCCGCTTCAGCAATCACTCGGTCGCGGCGCAAACGCTGTAGCTGCAACATAGAGTTCGCTACTGCACCTGACGGCACCTCTTCAGCGCGACGGGTGTCGCCCTGCGACTCAGTGAAGTTTCGTTTGATTTCACGGCCAGCCATTAAACGTATCTGTGCGCCCAACGCAAGCACATCATCAAGAAAGTCAGAGCCACCAACAGTGTTGATAGTGTCTGATTCGCTGCTGAACTGCCCGTACGGTGCCCGATACAACACACGCACTGTGCCTGCACGGACAAGGGTATCGAACGCAAGCGCATAGCCCGAAGCAAAATCGCTGGTTGGCATGTCTGACAGCAGGCGGGTATCACGAATGATCGGGTAGTCGTCTGACAGGTAGCGGTAACGGACATCAATCAGGTTTTGGATATCAGTTGCACCTGTGATGTTGACCATACGGTCGCTACCGTTGTACGCAATGTCCACAGTTTTTACTTGGAACAAACCGTTTAGAGGCGAAGAGAGGTCAGCAAGGTCAGCGTTTAACTGTTGCAACACCCGTGCTCGTGGGAACCGTGGGTTTACCGTAACAATGTCGTTAGCGGAGTGGGCAGCGGCAGTAGTGCCATTAAAGCCTCGCTCGACAACAGCGGATTTAGCGGACGAGTTTACTGTCCACACATAGAACTGTTCTGAACCGACCTCAAATACTGTGCCTTCACGCAGGCCGGACAGGGCAAATTCGAACGTGACGGTGGTTGTGGACGCGTCGATGCCCGTCGCGACCCTGTTGCGTTCCTCTACCGTTCCTGCTAACAGATCGCCAGCAACACGGTCAATGAGTTGACCTGCTGTAGTCACTTCTTCTTCTTACGCCTCTTCATGTCTGAGTCTTTCATTAGTTTGCCGTTGGGCATGTAATGGTATCCCGGAGGGGCCTTCTTCTTGCCTGACTTTTTCCCGTATGCCATCAGCGTTTCCTACCCATCTTCATGTTTGACTCGCCTGTAGACAACGCAGGACCGAACGACCTGTCGCCGGGACCGTTTGACTGAGCGGATTTGCCGCCCTTCTTTTTCTTCATGTAAACGCCACCGTAATGCGCCATGTCATTTCCTTTTCTTGTGTAAGCCGTGCGAAGCGTACTGCTTTCCCGACTTTGTTGCTTTGCGTTTCTTGGCTGTAGCCGCCGCCAACTTTCGACGGCCCGCCGCTGTTTTCTTCAGCTCGTCAATCTTTTTTTTCGGTGCATAAACCTCACCTGAGGCTTTAGAACCTTGCGTTGATGGACGACCAGACGGCGTAGTCCAATCCTGCTTCGTCCACTTTTCAAGTGACTTCTGAGACTTTTTCTTAGCACTCACTTGTAGCCTCCACCAGCAGCCTTATACCGCTTTGCCAACATCTGTGCTTTACGAGCAGACCATTGACCAGGCTTACCGCCCTTACCGCCAGCTTTAATCTCGTTGAACATACGTTTCCGCATCGTAGGCTTCGTGTAGTTCCCGGCTTCATTGACACGGGATTTTGATTTCTTCGCTACCATGCTTTGCAGCTCCAGTAACGTGCTTTAGTTTTTGGACCCGGATTATCACAGTTGTGACGGGCATCAAACGATTTTTTGCGAGCAGGATCTTGTTTCTTGATTTTCATGTTCGGGTCGCCAAACATAACTTTTTTAACTGTGGAGCCGTCTTTGACATACACCACAGATTTCTTACGACCGTACCCTGGTTCACCTTTACGGATACGGCGAGGCGAGTTCAGATCAACGTTCTTGCCTTGATACACAGCCATGCCGTAATTGTACTACAGAATTCCAGTCACAACCTGCGAAGAATGGTCTGCTTTCTTCTCGATGTTTGCTGCGCCGTCAATTTGTGATGGCTGCAAACCATCCTGTTTCAGACGTTTGTAAGCATCCATATCCTTTGACCACTGCCGTTCCGTAGCCTCGATCCGGTTATTGTCGTGTTTTCTGGACGGCATCGAGGACGCTGAGAACGAAACCCCTGCAATCCTGCAACCGAAACAACCTTCGACATCAAGCGTTGGGTGTACTTCACGATGTTTCATAACTACGAAATATAGTCGCCGTATCCTGCCGCAGTAAGACTTGTTGCTTCGCCAGCGGATACTTCGTGTTCGTGACCACCGTGATAGGTGATGGCGACTGTCGACATATCTGACGGTTCGTTCTCAACGTAGGTGCCGTCGTTAAGTTTGTATACGTTGCGTCCACGAGGGTTTGGCCGGTAATGACGAAGAAAGTTGTACGCCAACCGTTGATCTTCTGTCCACGGGATATCCACATCGAAATCTGAGAAGTGGTGAAGTAGGTCTGTTGGTGGAATAAATGTTGCCATTAGGTCACCTCGTATCCTGCGGATACTAGATCAGTTTTTTCTTCTGCGGTAACGAAGTTGTTGTGGCCTCCGAAATAGATTTTGGAGACAAGGTTGTCGTCGCGTGGGTCGATCGATGTAAATGTTCCGTCTGTAAGTTTGTACAAGTTAAGTCTACGTTTGCCGGGTTCCATAAATGAGAACAGTCGTCCTGCGGGTGTCTGGTCATAGTAGCTGGATTGCGGATAGTCGGCTTCTGCTGGTGGCCGGAAGATAAGACTCTTGGTAAAGCTCGCTGCGATGTCTGCTCCGGTGCCTGTTCCGGTGCCTGCACGTTTGGCTACTTTGGCTCCGACTGCTGTTTGGGTTCCTGTGCCTGTGCCGGTGGCTGTGCGAGGGACAATACGAAGTTCTGTTGATGCTGATGTGCCGTCGCCTGACCCGGTGGCGGTACGCAAATGTTTGTGCAGGCCGGTAGCGCTTGATGTGCCGTCGCCCGAACCTGTCGCTGCCCGCAGATGTTTATGTAGCCCGGTAGCGCTTGATGTGCCTGCACCTGAGCCGGTTGCTGTGCGGATTTGGGTGTGGAGTCCTGTGGCGGTGTCGCCTGTCGTTGCCCCGCCTGATCCGGTGGCTGTCCGTAGTTGTTTGTGGACGATTGCGTTGAGCGATGCGCCTGTACCGGAGCCGGTTGCGGTGCGTGGAACAATGCGAAGTTCCGTGCTCGAAGAGCCGCCTGTGCCGGTGGCTGTTGCTGTGACGGCATGGACTTTTATACCTACATATGAGATGTCCGGCGCGTTGTAGGTGACCGCGCTGTCGTTGTACAGGCGGGCCATCAGTCCGGTGGCTCAGGAAACTCAAGGGTTTCGGCTGGTGTCCATGTTGTAGGGAAATCTCGTAAGGCTTGACGATAGGTAGCCCATGCGTGTTGATCTACGGGTGCGTCATTGACTTGTGTCCAGTCGCACTCTGCCAGTAGTGCGTCGCGAAGGTTTCGCATCCGTTCCACTAGCCAGTCGTCGGGGATTGTTTCTGGGTCTAAATCATCTCTAAGTTCAAATGTCATGCCGCTAGATACACTCCGCTCATAAACAGTTGGTCACCGGTCCCCCACGTGA